GTTTCGATTGACACCTATAGTTCAGTAGGTAAACTTAGAATTATTAGTCGTGGTTCAGGATATCAAATTGGTGATGAATTGATATTTAAAAATCCACCAAATCGTATGGCATTTGGTGTTGGTGCAGAAGGTGAAGTATCAAATACATTTACTGGAACTGGCGCAATCACAGAAGTTCAATTATTACCACCAAAAATTACTGGAACAGTCAATGTATTTTCTTTGTCAAATACAAACATACAAGGAAACAACACAGTATTTTTAAGTGAGTTGGCCAATGGTGATTTAATTGTTATTCGAACAGGTACAAGTGGAATTGGTGCATATCAAACAAGAAAAGTGATTAATGTTATTGATAACAATAATATCACAGTTAATTCTGCGTTTACAGCAGGTAGTTTTTTACAAGATAGAAAAATACGAAAAGTTGGCGTTTATCCAATTGGTGGTCAAGGATATAAACAAGATAGACTTCCACTCATTTCAGTTTCTTCAAATGCAGGTTCAGGTGCCAACATTGTGGCAACCGCAGTTTTGGGTGATGGTGAGATTCTTGAAGCATTAGGCACAAAACGACCTGGAGAAATTGAAGAAATTACAATCATTGACCCAGGTTCGAGAATTACTGTAATTCCACAAGTTGATTTAACACAATCTGGAGATGGAACTGCACTTGCAAATGTTACTCTGGCACCAACATACGATTCGTTGCCAGGAAGATGGACAAGTTCAGATGGTATTCTTTCATCAGATAGAAGAATACAAGGTAGAGATTTTTATGTTAATTACTCCTACCTCACTTCATCGTTTGTGGAGTTCTCTAAATATAAGAAAATATTTAAAGAATTGTTGCATCCTGCTGGTTTCAAAGCATATGCAACATGGGAAGCATTTAATGTTGTTACACAGAACACTTCGTCATTGTCAACATTGGTTGCGCCAACTACAATCAGAACACTTTCGGGTCTGGTCAATGTTGCAAACGCAAGTATCTATGTAACAGGTATCGGAACAAGATTTAATGTTGCAAATGATATAGGACTGATTACAATTGGTTCTTATATTGCGGTCAATTCTGAAATACGAGTTGTCAATAGTATCATCAGCAATACAAACCTTGAAGTTACAAGCGCATTTACAATTAGTGCGAATCTTGAAGAAATGATTGTGGTGAATACAGCATACGATGCGGTTGCAACAGAAATTACTCTTGATGAGATTGTTGCAGAGAACGAACTGATTCTTACTGTAGAAGAATAATAGGATAGGAAATGTCAACGACAACAAAGATAACAGACTTACCCGTTTTAACATCGGTTAGCGCAAATACCGACAATACTGTATTTGTCGTTGTCGATAAAAGTAGCGGAACATTTACAACAAAACAAGTAACACTAACACAAATCGACCTTGCAGTTGATAATATAGCACCAACTGCACTTGTTACTGCTGATGCAGCTTTTGCAAAAGCCAATGCTGCAAATGTTCTTGCTCAAAACGCATTTAATGCCGCAAATACTTCACAAACAACAGGATTAGCTTCTTTTGCTAAAGCCAACTCCGCAAATGTTTTGGCACAAGATGCGTTTAATCAAGCAAATACCGCTTACAATAAAGCTAACTCTGCAAACATTTTAGCTGAATCAGCATTTTCATTTGGTAATACAGTCAACATCAAAGTTGATTCTATATTTTCTTTTGCGAATACAATCAATATCAAAACTGATTCTGCATTTGCTTTTGCCAACACAGTAAACATTAAAACTGATGCCGCTTTTGCTTTTGCTAATGCAGCCAATGTTCTTGCTCAGGCCGCTTTTAATGCCGCTAATACTGCTAATGCAGGTGTTGTTCAGGGTGCATACGACCAAGCCAATACAGCAAACATTACTGCTCAAGCTTCATTTGATTTTGCAAATACAATTAATGTTATAATTGATTCAGCATACGCATTTAGCAATACAGTCAACATTACAGTAGATGCAGCTTTTGCAAAAGCCAATGCAGCCAATATTCTTGCACAACAATCATTTAATTTTGCTAACTCTGTAAATGTATTTGCACAAGATATTTTTTCTTTTGCAAACACGGTAAATGTAAAAGTTGATTCTTCTTTCTCTTTTGCAAACTCAGTCAATCTAAAAGTAGACTCGGCATTTTCATTTGCAAATACAGTCAATGTAACCGCAGATGCAGCCTTTGCAAAAGCCAATGCCGCAAATGTTTTGGCGCAACAAGCATACGACTTTGCAAATACAGTTAATCTTCTTGGAAACGATTTCATAACAAATGCGGCAAATACTGCTAACGCTGCATTTAATTTTGCCAACTCAGCCAATGTTTTGGCACAGGCTGCGTTCAATCAAGCAAATACATCTTTAACAACTGCTGCACTTGCATTTAATAATTCAAATACCGCAGAGACAATTGCGTTGGCAGGATTTGGTCATGCTAATGCAGGATTCAATTTTGCTAACTCTGCCAACATTCTCGCACAAGCCGCATTTGACCAAGCAAACGCAGCCAATGTTCTTGCACAAGCGGCATTTAATTTTTCAAATACAGTTAGCACTACTACAGACTCAGCCTATGCATTTGCTAACACAATCAATGTTAAAGTTGACACCGTATATGCATGGGCAAATACAGTCAATGTGAGTGCTGATGCAGCTTTTGCAAGAGCTAATGCTGCAAATATTTTAGCACAAGCGGCATTTGATGGTGCTAATGCCGCCAACTCTTTTGCAAACACAGTATTAATTAAAACTGAAGGTGCATTTACCCGTGCTAACTTAAACGAGAACATTCTCACAACATTGTCACCAAGAGCTGCAGCTGCTTTTGATACTGCAAACTTAGCACTTGCAACAGCATCAATTGCAATCAATTTTGACAACAATTCCAATGCGGCATTTGACAAAGCCAACTCTGCAAATGTTCTGGCACAAGCTGCGTTTGATTTTGCAAATACGATTGTTTCTGATACGCAAATTGACCCATTTGCAAGAACACACGCCAATGCTTCTTTCGATAAGGCCAATTCTGCAAACATAATTGCACAATCTTCATTTAATCAAGCTAATTCAGTTTACTTACCTTCAGTTACTCGTTTGAATGTTACACATAGTGGTTCTTCTGCATATTTGCTTGACCAATATTCTGGAAATAATCCTACAATACACATCAACGCTGGTGAAACCATAGCATTTAATTTGGATGTTACTGGCCATCCATTTATGATTCGTGTATCATCTGGTGGTTCAAATTACAACACAGGTCTCACTCATGTTGCAACAAATGGTACAGTTTTAACAAATGCATCTGCTCAAGGTCAAGTAACTGGTACATTATATTGGAAAGTTCCATTTGAATTAACAAGTAATAATTATGTTTATCAATGTGCTGTTCACGCAGGAATGGTTGGAACAATAAGAATTGGTGAACCAAGTGCTATTGTAATTACTCAAGCAAATGCCGCATTTGATAAGGCCAACTCTGCAAATGTAATTGCTGATGCAAGTTACGCATTTGCCAATACAGTTAATGTTAAAGTTGATGCCGCTTTTGCACAAGCTAATGCTGCCAATGTTCTTGCACAGGCTGCGTTTAATCAAGCAAATACTGGTGTCAATGTATTTAACCAAGATTTAAATACTTCAAATAATGTAACATTTAATGAAGTTACCGCAAACAATGTTTACTTCGATAATCTAAATTTAACAAGCAATATTTTTAATAGCACTGCCTGTAGTTCAATCAATTTTGTTGCCAATAGTTCTGGTGATGGTGCAAATTCTTCTACAATTCAAATTATACCTGATACAAATTTAATTGCAAATGACCAATATCTAATTATTGACCCAACTTCACCTGGACACATTCATGTTCGTGCTGGTGGTCCACAAGATAATAGTCAGGCTGATTTATTCATAGGTGGTGAATACAGTTATCTTAAAGTTCATGCAGGTGCAAATTCGGAAGTTTCTATTACCGCAAATAGTCATCAATTTAGATTTGGTCAGACTGGTTATGGTGTATTACAATTTCCAAATCTCACTTACGCCGATTTACCTCAATCACCAAATATTATAGCAGGACAAAGAGCATTCATCAATAATGCAAACATTGCCGCACCAGGAAACTTTGGCGCAGTAGTGAGTGGTAATGGCGCAAATGTTGTTCCAGTTTGGACTGATGGTGTAAATTGGTTCATTGGTTAAATTGACAAAATAAATAAACAATATGCCTTCATATATTTCAAATAAAGTTCCGTTTAATACGGCTGAACAATTTAAAGAATCGTTTTCAGAATTTACACCAACGATTGGATATGTTTTTATTGGAAATCACATTCCAAATGAAAATGATGATGTTGTTGCAGATATTACCGAAAGTGTTTCCACAGACAAACAAGTGTGGGACAACATGTATGCGGCTAAAAAAGTTACAGGTTTCGATGTAGAACTTGTTGCACCAAAAGTAACATGGACTGCAAATTCAAAGTATCGTCAATTTGATGATATTAAAGACCCCGATGACCTATTGTCCGCAAATACCGCACAAAATTTAAAGCCTGTATATGTAATCAACACAGAACGCAATGTATATTTGTGTTTGTGTAATAATGTTTCTTCAAATTCTACAGTAGAACCATCAGGCAAAAATCTATCTTCAAACGGAAATATTCAAACTGCCGATGGATATTTGTGGAAATATCTCTACAACATCCGTGCATCAAATAAATTTCTTACTCCTGATTGGATACCTGCGCCAATTTCTACTTCCAAATTAGACTTTGATACTTCCTCACTTATTTCTGTAGATGGTGAACTTGCAAAAATTGTTGTCACAAATAATGGTTCAGGATATGTTCACAGTAACATTACAGTATCGGCATTTACAACAGGAACAAATAGACTAACAGTTGCAAATACTACAAATCTGTCTGCAAACATGGCACTTACAGGTATTGGTATTGCAGGTGGCACATATATTACTGCGATTGATAATCTAAATCTTCGCATCACAATGTCTGCAAATACAACAGCAAACGGTGGTGGTTCTGCTTCTGCAAATGCAATTAGTGTTAGAACAAGAATTGAAATTAATGGAGATGGTTTTGGTGCAATTGGAGAACCAAGACTCTCTGGAAATACAATTGAAAAAATTACATTGACCACATATGGGCGTGATTATACGACAGCAAATATTCGAATATTTGGAACTGGTTCAGGTGCAACAGCAAGAGCAGTTTTGCCACCTAAGTTTGGCCACGGATACAATGCGGCTAAACAACTTGGTGCATCAAATGTCATGGTCGCAATTCGTATTGGTGAAATCGACTCCACAGAAGATGGACTAATCTCTACAGATACTACATTTAGACAGTATGGTCTTATGAGAGACCCACATAAATATGGTGCTAATACGGTCGTTGCATCAACAAATGCGAACACAATCATATCGCAAACAACAGATTTAACGATTATTTCTGGATCAAATTATGTTTTAAATGAATTTGTATATCAAGGTTTAACGGCAAACACGGCAACATTTAGTGGTTTTGTAAATTCTCAAGATTCAAATATTGTTCGTTTAACCAGAGTAAATGGAACACCAGTTATTGGTGGTCCATTAAAAGGTACAACTTCAAATCCAACAGGTCGTGCAGTTGTTGTAGTTAAGAATCCAGAATTTGAACCATATACAGGTGACATTCTTTATGTGGAGAATGTTGCAAGAACAGAAAGAACAGATGGACAAGCTGAGAATATTAAATTTGTTGTTAGATTTTAGAGGATTTTATGGCACTCGTAACTAATTTTAATGCTAACCCATACTATGATGATTTTGATGAGGATAAAAAGTTTCTTCGTCTGTTGTTTCGTCCAGGTTATGCAGTTCAAGCCCGTGAACTAACACAAATCCAATCTCTTTTACAAAACCAAATCAATCGATTTGGTAATTGGGCATTTAAGAATGGTTCGAAAGTAAGTGGTGGTCAATTCTTCAATCAGACCGCAACATACATTAATCTTAGCCCAATCTATGTAGAAACATCTGTTGTTGCCAATAATTTTCTTGGTCAAACAATTCTTTCAATTGACGAATCAAAGCGTGCCAAAGTTCTCAAAGTATACGATGCAGATGCAGGTACTGGTGAACCAATCACTCTTATGGTTTCACAAATTTTTGGTAATACATTTATATCTGGTGAGACAATCAAAACAAATGAATTAACACCTTACTTTGCAAATACTACTGGTGTTGGTGAAGGCCTCATTTTCTCAGTTAATGAAGGTGTCTATTATTATGATGGGTTTTTTATTCAGGCTGATCCTCAAACAGTTGCCGTTTCAAAATACACTACAGTTGGTGCTAATGCTCGGTGTGGTTATGAAGTTACCGAATCAATTATATCACCATCTTCGGATACAAGCCTTCTTGACCCAGCGCAAGATGCATCAAACTATCAAGCACCAGGTTCTGACAGATACAAAATAGACCTTGTCCTTTCAACAAGAGCAATTGATAGTGCTGATGATGAAAGATTTATTGACCTTCAAGTTGTTGAAGAATCAGTTGTAACAGAATCTTATGAACAAACTCAACTTGCTGTTTTAGGTGATACGCTTGCAAGAAGAACATTTGATGAATCAGGTAATTATACTGTTCAACCATTTCAAATTGGAATTGACACAAATACTTCAAACTCTGCGAACATGGATATTACCATGTCTCCAGGAAAAGCATATGTTTATGGTTTTGAATTTGTTAAAAATGCTCCAACAATAATAACTGTTGAAAAACCAAGAGATTTTACCAATGTTGCAAATAAAAGAGTTACTGCAAGTTATGGTGGTTTCATTTATACAACCAACCATAAAGGTAATTTTCCTGTTCTTAACATGGACACGATTGAACTGCATTGCGTTAATACCGCATCTGTCAATGCACTATCAACGGCCGCATTAGCAAATACAAGAATTGGTACTGCTCGTATAAACCAAATTGCATTTGATTCAGCGGCAAATCTTTCAAATTCTTCAACATACGAATACAGAAGTTACCTTTTTGATTTACAAGTTAATCAGAATATTACAGGTAATGTTATTAATGCAACAAACTTTATTGATGCAACATCGGGAAGAACTGTTGCAAATGTTGTAATTGGTAACTCCTCATTTGGTCTTCTTTTTTCAAATGTCAATCAAGCATATCGTGGTGCAAGACTTGTAATTACAACAGGTCCTGGATCAGGTGAAGAAGCCTTTAGAATTGACAAGTATGATGGTACTTCAAAAACATTAACCGTTTCAAGGCCTTTCTTTAACTTACCTACAGATTCTTCTAAATTTGAAATTGATTTTGAATTTTTAAATATTAAATCAATGGGTAATCGAAGTGGAGCAACTCTGATATGTAGCGCAGATATTTCTTCGAAAGCTGCTGGTGCTGGTCCTGCTTCGCCAATTGGTGAAGTTTACACTTATAACTACATTACCGATACTGATTTTTCGCCTGTTATTTTTAGATTGGGTGAAGCGTATGTAAAACAAAATACAATTTCTGATATGTCGTATTCATATAAAAGATTATATGAAACACAAACATTTTCGTCAAATGTCTCGCCTGCATTGCCAGTAGGTACAGGTGAAGATATTACATCAGCACCGGATACACTTTCTGTTGCGAGAGACTATCAAGTTATTGTAACAACAGCCGGTACATCAGGTTATTCAGTCGGTGATATTGTTTCTGCTGATAGAATTAGCGTTAACACTTCAACACGCCAACTAACAATTACAAATTCGCAGAATATGGTTGCAAACATTTATGCAACTGTTGATGTAACAAATCCAACATATAAACAAAAAACATATGTTGCTGCAAATACAACTATTAATACATCTGCAACTTCAATTGATGTGTATGGTAACTCGGCCGTAACTCTTTACCCAACATTAGGTCAAGTTCACATTGCAGATACCTATGTCGTTAAAACTCCTAATGAAGTGCAAACACTATTTGCATCAGACCTTGTAGACCTCGTTCAAGTTCTTGATTTTGAAGGTGCGGCAATTTCAGAAGCAAATAAATCGTCTGCAACAGATATTACAACAAAATATTTCTTTGATAATGGTCAAAGAAATGCAATTTACACATGGGGTTCCTTAAGATTTAGACCAAAAGTTCGTCCGCCACAAGGACCAATTGTTGTTTTCTTTGATAGATTTACTTCATCTGGTCCTGGTTTCTTTACGGTTGATTCGTATACCGCAAACACCATTACAAACTATGAATATGGAAGTATTCCTGCTTTCATTTCACCAAATGTGGGTAGAGGTACAGGTGCATACGAATTGAGAGATGTTCTTGACTTTAGACCTGTTGTAAAAGACCCAGTTGCTTCTGGAGGTTCTGCAATCGTATTTGATGTTGCATCTACAGGTCCTAAAATTCCTGATGTTGGTTCAGACATTATTCTTGATTACGAATATTATTTACCTCGTATCGATAAAGTTGTTATCGACAAAAATAAATCTTTTGAAGTTCTTAAAGGCGTTTCTTCTTTAAGGCCTGCAATACCAAGAGATAAAGATACAAGTATGACACTTTATACATTGTATCTACCGCCATATACTGCAAATACCGCAGAAATAAAATTAGAATATAAGAATAATAAACGATATACGATGCGTGATATAGGTACTCTTGAAGACCGTATCAGTAATCTTGAATATTATACAACTCTTTCTTTACTTGAACAAGGTGCTTTTAATAAACAAGATTTGTCTATTCGTGACACAGAAAACCTTGTTCGTTTCAAAAATGGTATTCTTGTTGATGGTTTTACAGGAAGTTCTGTTGCAGATGTTACAAACCCAGATTATTCGGCATCCATTGACCCCGTTAATTTTGAATTAAGACCTTCTTTTAATATTACTGCACATTCATTAGAATTTGATGCTGCAAACTCAAGTAATTTCTTGCGTTCTGGTCCTGTTGTAACTGCAAATGCAAATCACATTCCAATGATTGACCAACCAAAAGCATCAAGATTTATTAATGTTAATCCATTCAATGTGGTTAACTTTATTGGTACACTTACACTTAATCCACCAACAGATTTTTGGGTTGACACGAACTATAAAGCAGATGTGTTTACCGCAGATATTGGTGGTGACCTTGATGCATGGAATCTTTTAGCTCAAGGTGCAGCACAAACAGAATGGGGAAGTTGGAGAACCAGAGTTGTAGGAAATACATTTGAAACTGAGAGATTTCAAAATGATGGTTCTGGTCGTTCACAAGCAGAAGTTCGTGCGGCTAATAGGGGTGGAGATGTTGGCGGTGCAAATGACATTGTTGCACTATCTACTAATGTTCAAACAGTAGAAGCTACAAGAAGTGGCACAAGGTCAACCGCAACTGTTGGCCGAATTACAGAATCTTTAGGTGAAAGAGTTGTTGATGTATCTGTAATTCAATACATGAGAGAAATTAATATTCTTTTCGTTGGTACTGATTTCAGACCGAACCAAACAATGTATCCTTTCTTTGATGGCAAATCAGTAGAGAACAATGTTGGTAATCGTGTCAATAAATTTTTCTTAGAAACTAATAACATAGGTCTCAAGAGAACTGCTTCTGACCCTGAATTTATTACAATCAAAAGAGGTGCAACAACAATTGGTACTGGTGTTGTAGCACATGTATCAAATAACATTGTTTATGTTACAAACATTGCACCTACATCTAATTTTGGTGGTGCAGGTATTACAATTACTGGTGATACAACTGCACTAACATATAGTGTAACTGGTTATGAACACAATGGTGGTCAAGCAGTATCAGCAACATCTACAACAATTACACTTAGACAAGATGTAATTGATTCCACAAATTATGCAGATTTTAATTCTGCACCAATCTTTATTGCACAAGGTAAAGGTGCAGGCCAAGTTGCAACAATTAGTTCATATAATCCATCAACAAGAGTTGCAACAATTACCGGCACATGGACAACCATACCAGATTCAACATCATTTTATTCAATTGGTAGAATGAGAACTGATGCTGCAGGTAGTGTTACGGGTATCTTTACTGTACCTACACAAACATTTAGAACTGGTCAAAAATTATTCCGTCTTGTTGATAATGCATCTGGTGATATTGGTTCATCAAGAACTAATGGTGAACAAACATTCTTTGCACAAGGTTTGTTACAGACAAGAGAACGGGTTCAAATTACTACAATTGTTCCAAATGGAATTCGTAGAGAAGCGGTTCAAGAATCAGAATTAACAGTATTGAGAGGTGCAACAACATCAACAGTTGTTTGGACAGACCCTCTTGCTGAAACATTCTTGATAAGTCCTGTTCAATATCCACAAGGCGTGTTTTTGTCAAAGATTCGTTTGTGTTTCAAATCAAAAGACCAACAAGTTCCAGTTACAGTTCAAGTTCGTCCTGTTGTTAACGGATATCCTTCTTCTTCAGAAGTTTACCCATTTTCAACCGTTTCTTTAACACCAGATAAAGTTAAAATTAGTGATGAACCAGACCTCGATGATGCTAACAAATATACCGAATTTGAATTTGATATGCCATTGTTCTTGCAACCTGGCGAACATTCATTTGTTATCCTTGCAAACACCAATGAATATGAAACTTATATTGCAGAAATTGGTAAGAGAGACCTTGTAACAGGTCGCCAAATTTCTGAACAGGCCTATGGTGGTTCATTATTCTTATCACAAAACGGTTCAACATGGACAGCAGACCAAAGTTCTGACTTAATGTTCCGCATGTTCCGTTATCGTTTTGACCAAGTTTCTTCTGATTTGAGATTTTTAATTAATTATCCTGAAGGTGTTGTTAATTACGATTTAGTGAATATTGTTACAAATGATATTGTTTCACAAAATACAACTGTTCGTTATCAATTTAATTCACAAACATTGACAGAAGATTATGCAGGATTTAAAGATGTGATTCCATTAAGTGACTATACGATGGATGATGGTGCGGGTACCCGTGTATTGTTACCTGCATCAGGAAATACAACATTTGAACTTGCTGGCGCTTTATCAACTGCAAACCCAGATATTTCACCATTTATCGATGTAACAAGACTTGGTATTCTTGGTGTTGAAAATAGAATCAATAACCTTGAACTTTCAAATAATGATATTCAAGTTGTTAATGGTGGTTCTGGTTATGCGAACTCTAATGATGTGACAGTTTTAATTTCAGGTGGTGGTGGTTTTGGTGCCACAGCACAAGCAAATGTTGTTAGTGGTGTAATTGTTGATGTAGAAATTGTTGATGCTGGTTCAGGATATTCTGAAACTCCAACAGTTACAATTACTGCGGGTGGTGGTGGAGGTTCAGGTGCTGAAGCCGTAGTAATTGGTGAAACAAGTAAAACAGGTGGTAATGCAATAGCAAGATACATCACTCGCCGTGTCACTCTCGCACCAGGATTTGATTCTGGTGACCTTCGTGTTTATCTGACTGCATATAAACCAATTGGTTCGAATATTCATGTGTATGCTAAGTATCTTTCAGCATCAGATCCAGAGTCATTCGAAGATAAAAAATATCAAAAATTGGCACAACTTGGTGATGCAAACTTTGTTTCTGAGAACCGAAACGATTATAGAGAACTTGTGTTTGCACCAGGTACTGACGAGATTGCTGCAAATAAGATTTTCTATACGAATGATGCAGGTATTGTTTATGACACATATAGGACATTTTCGATTAAGATTGTAATGTCTTCTGATATTACATTTGATGTTCCAAGAATTCGTGACTTTAGAACAATTGCTTTACCTGCAAAATCAACTGAAATTTAAGGTATAAGATGACTTTAGTTCGAATTAAAGACCATCCAAATCTTGTGCGAGATATTCATTCCAAAGCACTTCTAAATACAGACAGAAATGCATTAGAAGAATATCAAGCCAGAGTAGAATACGCAAGACAACAACAGGCAGAGAAAAAAGAAACTCAGATGAGATTACAGAAACTTGAGCAAAACATGGATGAAATCCGTTCTCTGCTTGCTGATATTGCCAGTATGAGGAAAGAATAATGGCGGCCAATTTAATCAATCAACTATCTACCGCCAACACCTTCCAACATTGGTTAGGTGCAACCACTTCTCTTGTTGGTACTGCAAATCTTCTTACTGATGGTAATGGTCAATCATTCTTTGCAAACACACGACTAATCATTGGTGGTACTGCCGCAAATGTTTCACTCAATGTTGAAACTGGTGCAACAATCAATGTATTAACAAGTGAGATTGCAAACACAATTAATCTTGAAGCTCGAGAAGTAGTCTTTACAGGCAATCTGACTTCAAAGACAGAACTTTCAATGAATACTGGTACTGGTACATTCCAGACTGGTGAAATTGTCTTTCAAGGACCTGATGACACAGTTGCAAATGCAAATGTAACTGCAATTGTTTATAATTGGAATACAACATCAAATGTTCTTTCAATTATACAAGTAAATGGTGAGTTTGTTGAAAATGCAAACACATATGGCGCAACCAGTACCGCAAACTGGACGACAATCAACGCTAACTCAGGCTTTGCATTTAGTTTTCCAAATGTTGCAATTCCTTCCAATGTTCTTGTCGAAAGAGATTTGTTCGTTGACGGTAATACAAGAATTACTGGCAATACCTCAATCATTGGTGACCTTGTTGTTTCTGGTAACCTTGCACTTGATACAATTGGATTTGATGATTTAAGTGTTGCAGGTTCTGGTACTTTTGGAAATACATTATCTGTAACTGGAATTACTACTCTAAGTAATAATCTTATAGTAGCAGGTACTTCAAATACAACAGGAAATGCAACATTCGTTCATGCAGAAGTAACTGGTACACTTACCGCAGAGTTTTTGACTGGAAATGCAAATACTCAAATACAAACATCTCTTGCGGCAGTTGAGGCATCGGCACTTGCCTTCTCAATTGCATTAGGATAAATACATAAATAGAGAATGATAGTTTATTGCATAAAAAATAAAGTAAATGAAAAAGAATATATTGGTTTGACAACAAGAAAGTTACAAAACCGATGGAAACAACACATTTACGAATCAAAAAGAGAAAATAGTTGGGAATGGAATACTCCACTTAGAAATGCAATAAAAAAATATGGCGAAGAAAATTTTGAAGTTTTTGTTTTAAAAGAATGTAGTTCTTTAGAAGAACTTAAACAAAAAGAAATTGAATGTATAAGCGAAAGAAAATCTTTCGTTAGACTTGGTGGTTACAATATGACTAAAGGTGGTGATGGAAGATTAGGTTGCAAACATTCAGAAGAAACAAAAAGAAAAATAGGTTCTTCAAGTTTGGGTAGAATGTTTACCGAAGAAACTAAAGAAAAATGCCGAATAGCTAAAAAAGGAAAATATACAAGAGGAAAACATCCAAAATCAGTTAAACTTCTAATAAACGGGAATAAAATTTTTAACTGCATAAGGGATTTTTCTGATTTTTATGGTATACCGTGTAGTACCATAAATAATAAATTCAGAAAAGGATTACTTTCTTTTGAATTAAAAGGATTACAAATACAAAAGGTATCTAAATGAGCAACGCTTTTAAAAATTTCTTTCTTAAAAATGCCAATACTACATCGCAGAATGTGTATGCTGCAGGTGCCGGTGTTCAAGCAACTGTTATCGGAATGACGATTGCAAATGTTACTGACGCACCAATCTCTGCAAATGTTCGAATTGTTTCTGGTGGTACAGAATACTTTATGGTTAAAAATGCTATCATTGCAACAGGAGGTTCTCTTGTTCCAATCGGTGGTGACCAAAAAGTCGTTCTTGAAGCCACAGATTATATGACAGTTCAAACAACTGCTGCTAACTCTGCGGATGTAATTGTCTCAGTTTTGGAGATAACATAAGATGGCATATATTGGCAATTCACCTGAAGTCAATACATTTGCGGCAGGTACAGACAATTTTAATGGTGACGCAGCTACTACCAAGTTTACATTAACAAGAAATGTAACTGGTGTAAATGATGTAATTGCAATCATTGAGAATGTTGTTCAGGACCCATTTACTGCATATACAATTGCAGCAAACAATACATCAGGAACTGCCGACATTACATTTACTTCTGCACCACCAAGTGGTACAGGAAATATTCAAGTAAGATACAATTACGCACAGATTGTAACTTATGATATTATTGATGGAAGTAATATTCTTGGTGGTACGGTTACTGCCAATAAATTAGCACCAGATGCAATAAGTTCACCCCAAATACCAAATGTTTTAATGTTATCAGGAATGTAAAATGGCACAAAATTTTAAAAGATTAGGCGCAATTAATCCATCTGGAAATACGCAGACTAATGTGTATGTTGTGCCCGCATCAACCGAAGCAGTTATTTCAACAATTGCAATTTGCAATCAAAGTCAAGTTAATGTTTCTTACAGTTTAATTGTAATGCCGCCAGGCTCTTTCAATGCATCGGCTAATGCTCCAGACTTTGTTGTTCGTGGTGCAGTAGTTCCTGCAGCAGATTCAATTATACTTACAATTGGTCTGACTGCAAATGCTGGA